TGTGCCAGTGCGAACTGGTCATCGTCGATCAGGCGATAAAGCTGCTTTGCAAGGCCGGTGTCAGCATCAGCAAACGGGCCAGCCTGGCGTGCAGCAGCACCAACGTCGCGCCGGACGTCATCGATCAGGGCGTAGGTCGGGGCACGGGTGCCGATGACGTTGCCTGCATCGTCTTTGATGGGCTTGGGCGTTAGCTTGCTGCGAACCATCTTTTCGAGTGAGGACAGGTTCTCAGCGCCATCCAGGTCGTCGGCACGCTTTTGCACAAAGTTCAGCACGTTGTCAGCCTGGCCACGGGTCTGCGACGGAATCTGCGTGCGCAGTGCCTTGTAGGCGTCGTCGGCCTGATTGGACAGGTTGGTCACAGTCTGGTCAAGTTGCGTGCGCACAGACTGGTTGAGCCTGCTCAGGTCGGTGGTTCCGCCGATCTCGGTGATCAGGTTGTCGGCACGTTGGCCAACTTGCTCCAGGCCTTTGATCTCGGATGCGCGAGCCTGGCTGCCGGGGATGGACTTCACGGCTTGGGCCAGCTCACGGTAAGCCTGGTTTGACGTCAGGTGGTCGGGCTGGAGGTATTCGTCGATACCAAGGCGTCGGGCAGCCTCCAGCACTTTTGGATCGGGTGCGGCTTGGCCAGCCAGCACGGAAGTGGCACGGGTTGCGCCCATGCCGCCCTCGGCAGCGGTGCGTGCGGTCGTGGCCAGCTCTTGCGGTGTCAGCGCAACAGTTGGGGCAACCGTTGCAGCCGGTGGTGTGACAGGCACGGCAGCTGGTTGCACTTCTGGTGCAGCGGCAGCAGCACGGACAGGTGCGCCGGGTGCCATCGCTGTGCCCATAGGAGCGCCAGCAGGGGCCGCAGGGCCAGCGGCAGGGGTAACGGGTGCACGGGCAGCACGGACGGCCTGGACGCCGCGCACAGCGGCAGGCAGAACGGGTGCGAGCACAGCAGTCGTGGCCACCTCGCCAGTGTCGAACCGACCGCCAGTTGCAGCTTGTGTGGCCTCGATGGCAGCCTGTGTGCCACCAGCAGCCAAAGCCATGCCTGGCAGTGTTGCTGCGCGGCCAGCAGGGGTGAAGGCAGCCAAAGCTCCAGCAGCACGTGGAATGTCGCTCACCTGGAAGCCGGGCTTGATGGCATACATCTGGCCGTCAATGGAAGACTGCAGCACGAAGTTGCCCTTCTCGTCCTGGCTGACTTGCACGCCGGGAAAGTTGGACTGGATGACCTGCACAGTTTCCTGTGGGTTGGTCATCATGGTGCCCAGGGCCGACTTGAAGCTGGACATGCTGAAGGTGTTGAGCTCTGGCATGCCTGCATAGTCCGGCAGCGCCTGCGTCGTGGGCGTTTCGCGCTCAGTGCCGGTGAAGGCCTCGCGGATGCCGCCCAAAATGCCCATGGACTCGGTGCCTTTGATCTGCATGCCAGCCGGTGCACGCACCATGCCGTTTTTGACGTCGGCCTCCAAGTCCATCATTTCCTGACGGGTCATGCGGCCTGTGTTGTAGGCCTCCACCACGGTCGGTGGCAGCTCGGCAACTTGCGTGCTGGCAGCCGTGCCTTGCGCTGGCGCAGGTTGTTGGCCACGCAAAGCAGCGCCACGGGGCAGCATGAGCAGGCCAGACTTGACGTCGGCCTCAAAGTCTGCCGCCTCTTCAGGCGTCATCTGGCCGGAGCTGTAGGCGTTGAAGATGTTTTGGATCGAGCCAGGGGCCATAGCAGGGCCACCAGCAACAGCGCCAGCACCACCTCGGGCTGCAATAACGCGCTGAAAGGTACTGTCGCCACCTCCGGGGAGCGTGGCAGGCGTGGCGGCTTGCTCTTGGCCAACACCAGCACTCACGCGCTCGATGTAGGACTTCGTGCGAGGCCCCCAGTTTTTGGGATTGGTGCCGCCGTGATATTCGGCAGCGGCCAGCTTGATGTCGCCCTTGTTGCGCTGCAGCGATTCCTTGAGCAGCAGGCCAGCAGCCTCGGCTGCGTTCTGTGGGCTGAGGTAAGCATCGACGCCGTACTTGTCCAGCACAGCCTTGCGGGTAGCAGGGATGATCTGAAACGGGGTCTTGGCGTTGGCCTCGGACACTTGGTCAGCATTGCTGCGCTCGCCGTAAAGCAAGACAGACTTCAGCAGGCCAGAAGGCAGGCCGAGCTTTTGCTCAGTGCCAGCGGCCAGGTCAGACCAGAACGGGTCTTTGTAGCTGTTTGGGGCTTGTGTCGCCATCGTTCGTCCTTAGCGGCCAGGCTGGAAAGTACCGCTGCCAAGCGTGCCAGGTGTAGGCACTTGGCCGGTTTGTGGGTTCATCCAGCGCATATAGCTGCGCTGCTGTGTGGCCACGTTGGCTTGCTGTGCTGCCAGGCCTTGTGCGCGTTGCTCGCCGTACTGGCGCATGAAGTCCACAAATGTCGTGCCAGCAGGAATCTGGATGCCACCAATGTTGATGTCGGTTTTGGCACGGCCAAGGGAGCCGGTCGAGTTGACCCACTCAGCCTCGGCAGCTTTTGCCGCGCCTTCATACTGCTGCAGCTTGGCCATACCACGCAAGAACGAGCCAATGGTCTGCGCGTTGGCAGTTTCCTCGGGAAAACCCTTAAGGGCCATCTGAATGTCTTTGTCGGTCGCAGGGCCAGGTGGCAGGGACTTGATCGCCTGGGTGTTGCGCAGCCGGGTGTATTCCTGGCGCATCTGCGTCCATTCGTCCTGTCGGCCAGTCGCGCCTGCGAACCACTCTGTGGCCTTGGTGCCCAAGCCTTTGCCGCCCTGTGCGGATTCGATGCGACCAGCCAGGTCAAGCATGCGGCCTGCGGACTGCTCGGCACCGACGGCAGCAATGGTCGCGTCGTTCACGATCTTGTTTGCGTCTGGTGTGAGCTTTGTGCCAGCTTGGCCAAGTTCAAACAGCTTCATCTCCACATCGGTTTGCAGTTTGTCGCGGTCAAGCGCCAAGCGGCTAGAACGGTCTGCGATCTGGCTGTCGATGTTTTTGATTTGTGCAGCGGTGTTGGTGTTTTCCAAAGCCAAGCGAGTCGGGGTGTTTGCCGTGACGAGCTCTTTTTCGGTTGCGCCTGCTTCACCGGTGCGAATCTCTGCAGGGGCTTTCAGAGCCTTGATTGAGGATTCCAGCACCTTGTCGCCGCCAGGAACACCAGCGAGCATGATGCCGATGGTCTTCTGGGCTGCAGTCGGATTGGTTTCGGCCAGCTGCGCGTAGGTCTCGTAAGCCTTGGCGCGATCTTCACGGCCAGAGTTGCGCTCGGCTTCTGCTTTTTGACGCAACAGATCGACGCCGATCTGCGGTGCGCCAGAGCTGAATGCCGACATAACCTGTCCGCTGAATCTCAGCTCATTATCCTGTTGGTCTTTGTTCAAAGTTTCCCAGTTGGCACGCATGCTGGCCGCTTCCTTTTCAGGCAGCAGCATCGCAATGTTGGTGAAGTCGCGTGCAGTCGGGTTTGGGTTGGTGATCAACGCTTGCATGCCTTGGCTCAGCATCTGCTGGCGCTCGGCAGCTTTGGCTGCAGCTTCCTGCTGCGTGCGAATGTCTGCAATGGTCGCGCCGATTTTGAGGCCACCAAGGGCAGCTTCAAACGGGCTTTGAACGTTGATCGAATAGTCGTAGGGTGCTGGCATTTTTTGTCCTTAGAAGAGGCTGCCAAAACCAAGGCCAAGTTTTCCGCCAGCGCCGTATTGAGCGCCAAGCACTTGAGCTGGCAGATTCAGCAGGCCGCTGTAGGCTTTGGCTTGTCCAAGTTCGCCACCAGCCAGTGCAGCGCCACGTTCGGCCTGCAGGCGTGCGATGGCAGAGCCTGTTTCCATGCCTGCGGTGCCAACACCAGCAGCAGACTGCTGGCCGAGTGACGTCATGCCGCCAAGGCGGCTGTATTGCTGGTCGATGGCCTCACGAAGCATGGCAGGCCGGAACTGCGCCAGGGCTGCTTGGATGTTGCCACCACGCAGACCGCCAGTGGCAGAAGCACGCTGCAGCAATGCTTCTTCGCCCTGGCGAACGGACTCTTGGAAACCGACGCCGCCTTGAATGCGCTCAATTGCTGCACGCTCGGCTTCTGGGCCACCCATGCCAAGCAAGGCTTGCTGCTGCGCAAGTGCTGGCGTGCCAGCTTCCACATAAGGTTTTAGCAATTCACGCATCGCGTCGAATTGACGACGCTGCTCTGCAATACCAGCTTCGCTGGCCTGGGCTTGCATTCCAGCAGCATCTCCTGCTGCGTCGGCTTGCATCATGCCACCGACGAGCTGTGTGCCGCCGATGATTAGGCCGGTGATTGGATCAGGCATGGCCAAACTCCTTCATGTAATCTTCAAATGTCTCGCCATACAACTCCATGACAACGTGTGCATTATCGTTGGCAAACTTTGCGCCATGGTAGGCCTGGACGGCCATCAGGATGACGTCGTAATAGCCTGCACGCCACATGTAGGAGCGCGCATCGGGCTTGCCAGCACGTTCCACAAGGTCGGAGGCCTGCCACTTCATGACCATCAAAGCCACGCAAGGTGCAAGCAATTCAGCATTTTTGAGGTAAAACGAATTCTGGTTCATCGCCACAAGGGTGTTCCAGATTGCTCCATCGAGCTCGGTTCGATCTACAGGATCACCATCGGCAACGTCATCAAAGACTTGGATGGCGTTCCAGAGCATCAAAAGCCACTCCACGGCTGGCGCAGGCAGCAGCAAAACCTGTGCAAGGTTCTGTCTGAGGCTTTCCGTACCAGTCATGCTCTACCCTCCAAGTGGCGAATGAGCTGCTGGCGGCTCGATAAGCTCAGCACCTTTATTTTCCCACATTCGCATGCTTTGTCAATCAAGGTCGAACTCACGTTCTTCCCAGGCTTGGCAGCTGCGAAGGTCGTGGCAGATGAAGTCAAACTTGTGGCAGTAGCCACGAAAGCCTGCGCCTGTGTCCCAGTCGTTTTGTGGAATGCGCTCCATCTTGGCCTGCATCATGGTGCTGTTGTCGTAATACTCGCAGTTCGAGCAGCGACGCCGACGGGCCTCTTTCTCGTCCACTTGCATGGCTTTGCCGAGCGCCATCCAGTAGGTTTTGTTCGCGCCTGGCTCGTTGGATGGCTTTTCAGGGCCAAGCATCCAGTCGTCGATCACCACCTGGGTGTTCTTTTTGTTCTCGGCTGCCGTGATGAACGGCATTGATTCTGGCAGGCCACCAAAGCCTGCGAGCATGATTTTGGGCATGTCCATGTCGGTCTCCTTATGTGATTTCGCGGCCAGATGCGCGGATGGTCAGCGCTGTGGCTGTGCCGGTGGTCGAGATGAACCCGCCATTGGCCAGCACTTGGCCAACCAGCTCAGGGAAAGTGTACGTCTCGTCCGGTGCAATTGCGCGATTGTCCACGATCAAGTTGGTTGCGCCTGCGGTTCCTCCGCTGCTCACCAGGTTCACGCTGATCACAGCATTGCTGGCGCTGGTGTTGGTGGCGGTGAATTTGTCGATGATGGCCGTGCAGTTGGTGGCGGTGTATTGCGTAGTCTGCGCGGCCTCCATCTGCTTGGAGCCAATGAGGGGTTTTGCTGTGACTGCCATGATTTCTCCTTACTGTTGGATTTGAGTGACGGCAAGAACAATGGCCGGTGCGCCTGGCGCGAATGCTGTGGCAGCCACGGTGTCCACCGTCACGTTGGTGCTGTCTGCTGCGAAAGCCATCTCGACATAATCGTTGGCGTTCAGCGAAACCGTCTCGCTCAGTGCGATTGGAATGTACCCGTTGTTGATGTCTGTGGTGACAAGACGGGCAGAGTTTGTGATGGCAGTGCCGTTCTTCTTGAACCAGACCCAGACATTTTTCGATGATGAACTTCCGCTGGACAGTTGCACCGTTGCGTCGAATTGGTACAGGCCAGACTGCGGAACGATGATTTGTGAAGTCGTGCCACCAATCACCACGCCGTTGCTGATCTGCGTGTTGTCGAAGGTCAGCAGATATTCGGTGTTGATCACCGCAGGCGTTTGATCGCTGGTCTTGGTGAACACGCCGTAATACTTCATCTGCTCGATGGTCGGGCGCACGAAGATCACACCAGCCGATGCGTCGGACACGATGCAAGCGGCCAGAGGAATGACGTTGTTCGGGGCTGTTGGCTTGACGTTGGTCAGCGCTCCAGCGGTTGTCGGGCTGGCATAGAGGATGTCGCCTGCGCTGAATGCGCTGGTGTCCAAGTTGCGCACGAAGCCCCAAGTGGTGCAGTAGCCCTTCTCGCCGCTGTCTGGCAGGTCATGCGTCATCACGCCGAGGATGTAGAGCGATGGGCTTGTGCCGTTGGCAAGGTACGGGGCCACCAGCAGGGCATTGGAAGTCGCGCCAGCAAAACCCACCACAGAGCCGTTCGGGATGGTTGAGCCTGTCGTATTGCCGACACGTGCGTAGACTTCCTGGCCTACCTGCTGCGTGACGCCGTAGTCCATGCCGATGTTCACGGTCTGGTCGGTTTCATTCCAGCCAAGGCGACGGATGCGCGAGACAAAATCAGCCGTGTTCAGGTCGATGTAGTCCGTGATCGTCGAGTTGTTGTTTTCGATCACAGGCGCGGTGCTCAGCATTTCCAGAGCATTGGCAATGCGGCCGAGCGTGTCCAGTGCCTGCACAGCCTTCTGTTCTGCGTTGCCTGCATTGATGGCAGCATCTTTGAACAGGCTCACGATCTGAGCCAGTGCCTCATTTGCTGCTGCGCCTGCATTGCTTGCCTCGATGCTGATGCCTTGCGTGTCGCTTGAAGGCGCGACTTCGTCAGCGATCTGAAACAGGCGCTCGAACTGCCTGATCTGCTCCTGGTTTTTCAGGAACGTCGCAAGCTGGTCGCGGGTGAGGTTGAGCTTCTGCGTTGCCATCAGTAGGCCAATGGCTCGATCTGAGCCTCAAGACGGATGAAGGACAGGTGCGCTTGGCTGTCGCCACGGAATCGCTGGATGCGCCAGTTGCGCATGTGGCCCTGCTGAAACCATGCCAGGCGCTTTTGGCTGTTGCCTGTGGTGCCGACACGGATGCCGCGGTCTTGGCTCCATGCCTTGCCGTCCAGGCTGTAGCTGGTGGTGATGATCGGGTCGACGCCAAGCGCCACGCTTCCGGTCAAAATGACAAGCTCCAGCTCGTTGAAAATCGCGCCGTTGCTTTCGTTGTAGACGATCAGCGTGCCAAACTCCCAGCGCACGATCTGGCCCCAGTGGCTGCTGATGTTGTCCACCAGGTAGCCAATGGCGCTGGACTGCGGGTCACCGATCAGCCACTTGTCGTAGGCCCAGACCAGATTGCGTGCGCGGTATTGGCTGAATCCAACTTGGCTGGTGCTCAGGGTAAACCAGACCTGTTGCTGCAGCGCTGTCGATGCGGCTGCGTCATAAACCAGCGTGCGGTCTGGCAGGTGCACATACAAGTGCTCGTGGGCTTTGTCGTTGCGTGCTTCCAGCTTGACGGTGGCCAGTTGCGCTTCGGTGTAGTCCAGCAGCAGCTCGTCGATCTCTTGCGTGCTGATCTTCTGGGCTGTTGCATTCGCTCCCATGTAAACGCCTGGCGCTTCGTTGCGGCCAGAGCCAAGGAAGGCAATCATATCCATGAACACGCAGCAGCCAAATGTGCCAATGACACCCTTTGTGACCTGTGCGCCATCGATGCGCTGGAACGGGAAAAACTCGCCGCCAACGTTGTCGAAAACCTCGATGGTGTTGCGGTTCAGTGCGTAGATTTCGTTGCGCAGCTTAAGCAGCGCCACCACGGGGTCGGGGTCAACTTCGCTGGAACCATACTTCAGAGGGTTGACCTGTGTCGGGTCGGAAAGCTCGGTCACGATCAGGCTGGTGCCATCGGTGGTCATGAAGTAGCCATCCACCCACACCACATCTAGCACGACACCGAGGTCTGGGTCTGTCACCTGCGTGAGTGCGCCGTTCCAGTAGTACAGACGCCCACCGGACGCGATGGCCAGGCGGTCGAAGCTGTAATCCATCGTCACCAGGGTGTTGATGGGGCCACCAACATCTCCCAGAACGGTCACAGCGCCATTGCTGGACACGGTCACCAGCTTGGTGCCCATGACCCGATAGCAGACGCCGTTCCAGTTGATGCCGCCACGGTCGATGCCTGGGCCGGTGCCGTTGGCCACAATGCCGTCACTAGGACGCAGAAAACCGGCACTGATGCCGGACTGCTTTGGGACTGGCACCAGGTTGACAGGGTACGACGTGCGCAGGTCTGGCCCGTTGTCAGCAAAGATGCCGTTGAGGATTGGAATCTGCATTCAACTCACCATTTTTCTTTGGCAGCCCAAAACGCAGCAGACATCTTGCCTTTTGCAATGTTCTTTTCGTGCCTTGCCATGAATGATTCGCGCCTGGCCTTGTCCGACTTGGACTCGCCTTCACGCTTCGGAGACCCAGACACGCCCTGCTGGCCAAAACGAATGGTCTTGACTTGGTCGCCATCCTTGGCCACCACGACGTGGGATTTGGTCGGGTGCGACGGTGTGCGCTTGGGCTTGTTGAAGCCCTCCACACCGACGCGTGCCAGACGCGGGTCTTTTTTTGTGGCCATCAGGCGATCCTGTACCAGCTGTTCAGAGACTGCACGAAGCGCATGCGGAAGAAGTCCTCGGCCGCCAGGGTGGCTGGATCGCCGTAGGCTGCAGATGCGCCGTTCAGCGCCAGCGTGAAGCTGGTGATCTGCTGTGTGGTCGTAATGAGTACCTCAGTGCCGTCAGGCGTCTGGGTGTTCAGCGGCAGGGTGATCGTGCCAGTGGCCAAAGTTCCGGCAGGCTGGAGCAGCATCCACTGCTGCTGGCTGACCGGGGTGGGCACGGTGATGTTGAAGCCGGTGCCAGGCGTCGCGATGCTGGTGGCCAGCGATGGTGCTGCAAAGGTTTGCTGGAAATACTGCAGCAGCGCACCGATTGGCAGACGTCGTGCGTCGCCGTTGTTCGGGGTGTAGACGGGAATCTGGTCGCCAGGCGAGGCCTGCATGAGCAGCGGTAATTGGTTGATGTAAGGCATGTTCTGCTCCTTCAGTTGTATTGGATCGGGCCATCTGGGCCAGCAAGCGCTGGATCAACTGGCGGACGGATAAATGGATTGTCGTAGACGCGCCAGGGCTTGTTGCCAGCACCGGCAGGCATGGTCGACGGCAGCTGCTGCGGAATTGGCGCTGTGGCGCGTTGCAGCAGGGTGTTGTAGCTGTCCTTGGCCACGGCCTTGGTCTCTGGCATCACCACCTTGCCGTAACCAGGTGCAATGCGAACAGCGCCATTTGTGATGATCGCCTCATTTGCCCAGTCAGGAACCAGCGTCGGCTCGTCCAGATCGCTGTCTTGTGGGCTGCCTGGCAGTGGGTAGCCCAGACGAATTCCTTTTCCATTCCAGTCGGCCATCATGGCATCTATGCGACGCATGGCGGATTGAAGTTGCTCGGGTTGCAGGTCGAAGACATAGGACGCAAGGCCGATTTCCTCGAATGCGGCTGCAACGAATTGGCGCTTGCTGTAGCCCATGTCACGCTCCTTGCAGTGCGGTGTTGATCATGTCCAGCAGCTTTTCGTCACTGGTGCGTTTGGTGAATGTCAGGCCCAGTTCTTTGGCCTTCTCGATCAGCTCGATGCGGGTCGGTGGTGCACTGTCATCAGGCACGGTGGTTTCCACGACTTGCGGCACTTCGGCTGCCTGCTCACGCAGCAGTCGGTTATTGATGCCGTCAAGTGGCTTTGAAGGCTTGCGCACCTTCACGGGCTTTTTGCCCTTGCGATATTTTGGCGAGAGGATGTTGTCTTCCATCACTTGCCCTTCTTTGGTGGTTTGGCTGTTTTTGCTGCCGCTTTGAAAGCTGCATTGCTCGGTGCGCCTTTTGTGCCAGGCTTGCGCATGCGCTCAGGCGTCTTCCCTTCGGCTTTTTGCTTCTCGATGCGCTCACGCTTGGCGTGAATGTTGGCATAGAGGCCGGGCTTCATTTCATGGCCTTCTTGGGTGCTTTGCCAGGCTTGCCTGCAGCTTTGGCTGCTTTGGTTGCGACGTTCAAAGCGATGGCCACGGCTTGCTTTTGGGGCTTGCCAGCCTTCATTTCCTTCGAGATGTTTTTCCCGATGGACTTGCTTGAGTAACCTTTGGTCATTGGCATTTTGAGCTCCTATGCAGAAAGGGGGGCCGAGGCCCCCCAGTCTTTTGCCGGTTTACTGGTTGAACAACAAGATGCCGGACATCTCGGGGTTCTTGTTCACGACGCCGAACAGTGTGTCAAGACGGTACTTGATCGTCATGCTGTCGATGTCATAGAACTTCTGCATCACCAACTCGACGCCCTGGTCGGTGCTTGCACGCATCACTGCGACGCCAGCATCGGATGGGACGGCATAGCGGCCAGGCAAGATTTCCAGCGAATCACGCTGCCAGAACACGTTGACCTGTGCGGTGTTCACGTTCAAGAAGGTGATGGCGGAAGTGTTCGAGGCGGTAGCCACGTCCACGTTCTTGTACTGCAGCTGTGCATCGGTAGGTGCAACACCTTGAGCGCCGATGATCGGGGGAGTGATCACCAGGCTAGTTCCACCGGCAGGCACGCTCACGACACGGAATGTCTTGAGCTGGCCAGTCGATTGCTTGGTGATGTGGTGCACAGCGAACACGCCAGCGATGGTGAAAGCATCACCAGCACGAACGTTGGTCGAAGAGCTCACAGTCACAGTCTGGAATCGGTTGTCCACGTTGATCTGGCCGCCCACGGAAGTGGAGGTGGCTTGAGGCGTGTAGTTGGCTTGAGTGCCTGCGCCATCGGTGTCGATGGTGATGGATGCGCCACCAGCAGCAGCGAGCTGACGGTTTGCATAGTCCATCTTGTAGGTCTCAAAGCCAGCAACCATGCCGACGTAAGAGCGCTCGTAAGCCTTGTCAGACTTAGAGTTGCCGAACGAACGGGCAGAGCCAACCAAGTTACCGGCCAGGCCGTTGTAGTCGCGGCTGGACAGGGCCATGAAGCGGTCGTAGTCAGGCACGCCTTGCTCGTTCATGATGGCGTCGCACAGGGCCACGTCGTCATAGTCACCAGCAGCAGCGGCAATCGGCACAACCAAAGAACCCAAGCCAGCGGCTGCGTTCATGATGGCGATGTTGATGTCGCTGGCCAGCTTTTGCTTGGCGCTGTCGCCCAAACGACCTTCTTGCAATGCGTCACGCAGTTGCAGTGTGGTCATTTCCCAAGGCACAGTCTTGCTGAAGCCCAGAGTTGCAGGGACGGCCAACTGGGTCATGCCTTGATAGCCAGGGATCGGAGTACCAGGAGTGGTATTGATCGACTGAGCGATGTAAGGCTGTGGACGCCAGATGGTGTCGTTCGACCGAGCCATCTCGGTTTGATTGGTGTTGTACACCGCGACGTTGCGCGACAGTACCAATGCGTCTTGGAAGCCTTCGAGGAGGTCTTCAAACGCGACGCGTTCTTCTTTGCTGAATGAGTTTGCCATGATGGGCTCCTAAATTTAAAAAATCATTTTGAAGCTGCTCGCTTCTGCGCCTTGTACTGAATGACCTTGGTCATGTTGCCAGTACGCGCCGCTTCTTCTCGCAGCCGTTCGAGGGTTGAGTCCACTGCGCCAGACACTCGACCAGTTGAGCTGATCATGCGTTCCGGTGCCGGGGCTGCCTTTCGGTTCGTAACTTTCAATTCCTTCTCCAGTTTCGCTACCGCAAAGGCAAACTTTACGGGGTCTTCGATCTTGGCCAGCTCTGTTGCCTTCTTCGGATTTTTGCCGAGTGCGTAAATAACCAGAGCAGGATTGTCCGCGCCTTGCAGCACGACGCCTTGTTGCGTGATGTTGAAGAGTTCCTGGGCGACTGCCTCGGCATCCTCAAAATCTCGCACACGCAGCTCAGCTTTCGCCTTGCCGTAGCCGTCGAGCTTTTCCTGCCATGCTTGCTTTTGCGCATGCTCGGCCTGCTGTGCCTTTTGAGCTTCAGCATCGGCCACTCGCTTGCGGTCAAACCAGTCTGCCAGTGCAGCTTCGAACCTGTCAGCGTCATAGTCGTGATCTTCCAGCTTCGGCTTTGGCCCAAGGATGACCGGCTTTTTCTCGGTCGTTTGGGTCAGCTTGGCTTCGAGTTCTCGAATGCGCTTTTCCTTTTCTCTGTTTGCCTTACGCAGCTCTTTCACCCAACCAGGCGCATGAGCTTGCTCTTCGGGAGGTGGCGCTTCCTCACCAATGGAGACGATCACTTCGTCGGCATCATCCTCGGCGTCATCGCTGCCGGAGTCTTGATCTAACTGGTCGGCGTCGGAATTTTGCTCGTCGCCCACTTGCTCAGTTTCGATCTCTTCGTCCTGGTCTTCGATCACCATGGATTCGCCGTCGTTGCTCTCATCTCCTGTAACTGCCTTTTTGTTCATTCAAATACCCCATTTGACTCACCCATTTAAAACGGCTGGGTGGGATTCCGTATAACCACATTCTCCACTAAAACGCTGTCATCTGACAACAGGCTGCACTTGTTCACCAAGCATTGCCTGCTGATTTGCTTCGATAGCGCTTAGGGCCATGTTCTGATCTATCTCGCCAGTCTTGGCCAAAGTCTCCGCCGTCTTGGCGCGAGACAGCTCTGCGTCGGCCACGGTCTTGATGGTGCTGGCGCGTGCCTGGGCAGCTTTGGCCACGGCCTCTTCGGCTGCAGCCTGCAGGAAGATCGAGTTCGGGTCTTCCTTTTGGTTCTGTGCCTCGGCCATGAGCGCTTCCATCTCTTTGTCGGTTGGCTTGACCACGCCCATCTTGATCAGGCGCTGGCGGAAGAAGTCGCGCACCTCGCCAATGCCCTCGCCTTCCATGTTCATCATGGACATGGCACCGAGCACCTGCAAGGTTTCTGGGTCTTGCGTGATCTGCATCATGCCGGTCAGGGCACGCACGGTGGCAGCACGCTTGGAGCTGGACGAAGGGCCGACCTCGACATTGACGTCGAACTTGGCCGCGCTCAAGTCGTTGGCCATGCGCACTTCGCCGGTTTCCTGATCGATTGTGGGTGTCATCAGTTTGACGGTGTCGGTGGATTCGTCCTCGGTGATGACCTTCATGGTGCGGCCTTCCTCGATGTAGACGTCCTTGGCCATCGACAGCCAGACCTCGCCGCAGCGCTTCATGGCCTTGGCAAAGTTGCTCATGTAGATGAACGTCTGCATGTCCAGGCGCTGCTGGATCATCTCCACGGCCTTGCCTGACACGTTGCT